TCATGGCTAGAGCTAGAAACATCAAACCATCATTTTTTACGAATGATGATCTTGGTGAAATTAATCCACTGGCCAGATTGCTTTTTATAGGCATGTGGACTATCGCCGACTATAAGGGATGTTTTGAATACAAACCGAAGCGTTTAAAAGTCCAAATATTGCCGTATGACAACTGTGATATCGAGCAACTCGTGAATGATCTAGAAAAATCTGGATTTATCTCGATTTATTCGGTACGTGGACGGAAGTACATCAAAGCTATTAATTTTACCAAACATCAGAACCCACATAAGAATGAAAGGGAAGGTGGAAGTGAAATTCCAGATATAGATGAATCCGATATTGAAGAAGAGGAAAAATCCTTAAAAAACAATGAGTGGGCGAATATCGAGAATAATCTAGAGCAAGACGGAACTGATCGTGCTGATTCCCTTAACCTGATTCCTGATTCCCTTAACCTGATTCCCTCTACCCCAGAGCCGAAAATCGGGAAGACAGTTGACGAAATGTTCACTGAATTTTGGGAAATATATCCAAATAAAAAATCTGGACCAAAAGCAGCCAAGGAAAAATTCAAAAAGATTAATTTCAAAAAACACAGCTTTGAATTAATCATGACTTCACTTGAAAAACACATTCAGTCACTTGATTGGATCAAGGAAGGTGGAAAGTTTATTCCTCATGCCACTACTTGGATTAATCAAGAACGTTGGAATGCTGATATTGGATCTACTCAACAAACAAGTGGGTTCAACTCAAATTATGGGTATCAGTCTTCACAACAACAAACCATTTCTGAACAAGCGAAATGGGATGAGTTCCTAAATCAAAATCAGATTTGGGATGTCACACCAAAAAAGCCGTTACTGATTGAGGGGGTGGGTCATGCGTGAGTTCACCTTTGAAGACGCTTTACGTCTGATTACTAAAATGCGTGGGTTTTATGGAAAGAAATTCACTGATCAATGGGCAGGTGTAGATCCTAAAGATATCGCTGAATCAATGGTTGAGTGCTTTCAAGGATTAACAGCAGAAGATTTCAAACGTGGTGTAACCAAGATGATGAAATCAACATTCTGTCCAACAGTGCCAGAATTTCGCTCATGGTGTGAGCCTAAAGCATCAGATTGGTTAGATGCTCATGAAGCTTGGGCAATTGCTAAGAACTCAATTGAATACGGCACAGGTCGTGAAATGACTGTGGTGTGGACTGAGCAGGCGGCTAAAGCATTCGAGAAGTGTACTGACTTGGTTGCTACTGGTGACAAGTTCCAATTGGCAGAAGCTAAGAAGATCTTTGTGTCTATCTACGATCGCTTAGTGACTGAAGCTAAGGATCAAGGATTAAAGCCAGTCTACAACGTGAGCTTAGGTTTAGATCCAGACCAACGCATTACAGCTATCAAACAAGCTGAGGTGGCAGGGTTCCTATCAACTCAAGAGACACAGCTTCAGCTTGAGCACAAACAAACTAAAGAAGAGCAGCAAGCCGATAACGAGCGATACAAAACGATTGCACAGAAAGCAATTGCGGAGTTACGCGAAAAGCTAAAGATCCAAGCGCCAGTCAACAAGATGGCTGAGGAAATCAAGGAAGTTCAACCTTGGGAACTCAAACCCGACACTGACTATTGGCCAGATCCTTTTGACCAGAAAGATGACTTCAAAAAAATGCTAGAAGCTGACGGCTTGAAAATGCCGATGGCGTTGAGAGGTGCGGCATGAAGCACACCTTGATCTTAGGCGATTGTCTCGAGCAGATGAAAGAAATTGAGTCAGGTACCGTGGACATGATTCTTTGTGATTTGCCATACGGTACCACTTGCTGTGCATGGGATTCAGTAATTCCTTTTGAGCCTCTTTGGGAGCAATACGAAAGAGTTATTAAAGAGAATGGCGCAATTGTTCTATTTGCAGCTCATCCATTTACAGCAGTACTTGCGACATCAAATCTAAATCTATTTCGCTACGAGTGGATTTGGGAGAAACCTGCAGCTACTGGATTCTTTAATGCACATTTCCAGCCGTTACGTGCACATGAAAACATCCTTGTGTTTTACAAAGCTAAGCCAACATTTAACCCCATCAAAACCTTTGGTCATGAGCGTAAGACAGCCAAGCGTAAAGACATTGGATCAGAACATTACGGCAAGCAAGTAAATATCAAGGCTTACGACTCAACAGAGCGGTACCCACGTTCAGTTCAGTTATTCAGTAGTGATAAGCAAAAAGCTAATTTCCATCCGACCCAGAAGCCAGTTGCTCTTTGTGAGTACTTGATTCGCACATACACAAACGAAGGTGAAACAGTACTCGACAACACAATGGGTAGCGGTACCACGGGTGTTGCATGTGTGAATACAGGTCGCAACTTCATTGGGATAGAGAAAGAGAAAAAGTATTTCGAGATTGCTCAAGAACGTATTGATCAAGCAGGTACTGAAAAGCGTATGCAGCCTGATCTATTTGGAGAAATAGCATGATGCTTTCAGAAATTAGGCAACAATTGGCTGTAGTAGCTCAGCGTAATGGCAGACCAGAGTACGAATTGTGTGTGCTCAAAGCTGTTCAGTTCGCTGTGATGAATGGAACAGATCATCCGCTTAAAGAGTATTTGAATAAACCTCAAGTAGCGCTAAAGAGTGTGTCAACTGTTAAAGGCCCTTCGGCTAAGTCTGGCCCTAAACGCGCTCAAGCAACTGCTGAAGAAATTAAAGCACTTTGTGAATGGGTTTCAGATGAAGTTGGACGTCAAGTCATGCTTGCAGAGAAGGCAGATACAGCACCATCAGTGCTTTGGAGAATCAACAGAACTGGTGCTTGCACGAAAGCTTTGTACACCCGTCTGATGAAAGCCAGAAAGGAAATAGAAAAACATCAAAAAGCTAATCCAATCTTAAAAACTCGTAATGAAGCACTAGCAAAAGGTCTATCTCATTATCAAGGCCGTATGTGTGAGAAGTGCAAAACAACAACTCGCTATGTCACTTGCAACAAGTGTGTTCACTGCATGGCAGAAGCTAATAAGCGCAAAAAGGAGTTAGCAGCATGAAGAAACAACGCAAAGCTCCTAAAGCTCAACACTTCCAATTGTCTTGGAATGTATTCAATGCAGTTGAAATCGTAGAGCAATACGAAAAGCAGTCAGGTGATACAAGTGGTCAACTGCCTTTGCCTGTGCTTATGAAGATTTATCAAGGCTCATTACTCACAGCTCTACAGTTTGGGACTATTCCAAATCATCAAACTTATGGCGTGACTTTCTTCGCAAAGATCAAGAAGGACTCAGGTGAGGAAGGAATTGTAGAGCGTGGGTTCCGTATCGATACACCTATGAAGCTATCAGAGTTCATTAACGGTTACTCAGATTGCTATGTGAACAAAGGGCAAGGACTTAAAACCAAAGGCTGGAAAGGCGCTAAGGAAGAGTGGCTGTCGATGATGGATGAAGAGTTCAAAGGCGATACATGTCTTGATGCTTGGGCAGTGGCTAATTGCCTTCATAGAGCTAATAAGAACGTGACCAAACGTGACGGGGTGAAGGGATGAAGCTAATAATTGGTAATAAATACAAGTGGTCACATGAGCCACAAGTTCTTGTTTACATAGGCACAAAGAACGGATGGCATCAATTCACCTTCAGAGATCGCATTTGGTGTGAGTGCTTAGATTCTGACTTGCCATATATGGAGGAAGTCCAATGAAAGCCACCCAATTCATCAAAGACCACGGTTTAGAGAAGGCGAGAGAGGTTGTTGGTGGTGCGCCTAGCAACGCTGAGAGCTTCCAAGACGGTTATTACTTTCGCACTAAGCCTGAGTTTCAGTTTCACAATGGTTTTCATCCAGTTTGGAATCTAACAGACAACAATGGTGAATGGTTTAAGAAGCGTGGTTTTGAACCAGTGCAAATCAATGATCTCAAAATCCTTTTAGAAAGCCTTCGCATCGTTGAGCAGTTTGGTGGAATTGAGAAAGCAAAGTTCACATCACGCACTAAAAATGGCATGGGTTATTTGAAGGAATGCATTAAAGACCACGAATCAATATACGGAGGCGGTGAATCTCATGCCAACTAGATATAACACAGGCGAGTATAGCTACGATCTTGAATATCACTATGGAGATATGTCAGCAAGCATGGAGATGCTTAGAGCACGTTTAATTGAATTGTTGACTCCTCATCTGTCTGGCCGTTATGTGAAATGGAGAGAAGCATATTTCACATGGTTTACAAAGTGCGGCGGGGGTTCGGGGTGGATGTTTTGTGTAGGTCCACACGAATTTCATATTGATGGGGCGTTAAGGCGCTATTACTCAGGTTCTATTGATATTACCTACAACCAGAAAGATCGATATTTCTTGGTGGGTGAGAAAAAGAAAGTCAAATGTAAGGCTTGTAAGGGGTTTGGCTTCATTCGAGATGATGGGTGGGGGCATATAGATAAATGTGAAATGTGTGATGCAGAAAAAGGAGCCAGCCATGAGTGAGTTTGAGGGTAAATCTGGAAAGTGGGCTTGGGAGATTCAAAAAGAACAACAAGCGAATTTAGTTGAGCTAAGAAGTTCAATTGAAAACCTAGTTCAAAAGTATAAACACGATGCTCATGCTTCAAGCCTTTTTGGCGATCAAGATAAAGCACGAGTTTATAACTGCTTTGCTAATCAGTTGAAAAATTTGCTGAAAGGTGGTGCTTGATGTCATCAGTCAGCATTGCTGAATACCGCAAGTTATTTCCGATAAAGAAAAATAAAAAGCGGCGTTCAGCAAAGCAAGTTGCCAGACAACCAAGTGTGGGTGAAATGGTTCTGGCAACGCATTTAAGAGCATGCAAGATCGGTTTTGAACAGGAATATAAGTTCCATCCAAAACGCAAATGGAGAGCTGATTTTCTGATTATTGGTACAAAAATTTTGATTGAGGTTGAAGGCGGGATCTGGAGTGGAGGCCGTCATACAAGGGGCAAAGGCTATATAGGGGATATGGAGAAATACAACTCCGCAGCAATGATGGGTTTTACAGTTTTACGGTTCAGCACAGAGCAAGTTAAAGCAGGCGTTAAGGTGTTAATGTGATCTTTAGCTTGAGTAATCAGGTCAGCCAAGAAAGTAGGGTGTGCTTTTTTGTTGTCTGTGAGATAAATATCGCATTTCCGATATTATTAGTCAATAGGTAATCCGATATTTTTATAGAAAATCCGATTTTTTATGCTTTAATAGACAAAAGAAAACCCACACTGGGTGGGTTGGATGATAATAAATCGTTAAAATTTATTTATTGTTTAGTACCTTTGCCTTAGCTTCCCTTGATTCTTTACGTGCTTTAAGAGTTTTTTCCAACATTGAGATTTCTCTTAAATCACTCCAAGCCAAAAAAAAGCTAACAATTGAAGAAAGCCCGATTGATAGGATTAAAGCCAACAAATGCTTTTCAGTAAGTAAATTTATTGAATTTAGGACAAATATACTAAAAACAATAACAATAAAAAGAATAGCTACATATAAGGACGACTTACTTCGTATATCTACTGTTGAAGTTAATCTGTCTCTCTCAGACTGACTTAATCCATCAAGTTTGAGTGCATCTAGCATGCCCTTATAGGCTAAATAAATTTGACTTAAGGGCAAAAGCAAAACAAACGAAAATTGGGTTAAGCTAATACTGATATTTAAATCCAAATATCTGAAAGATATTGAAAAAATGACAAAAAAGGCTACTAACACTAGCGCAATAAATCTAGCATTGTTATAGAACGGTAAGTAGCGTTTAGCCATATTTAATCGCCAAAATTAATATTGGTGGTCATCCAATTATACAACTGAACTTTAAGCCCATCGTTATAAACTTTATTATTAATCGTTTCAACGGAAATCTTTCCACTCATTTTTAAATTATCAGCAGTAACCTTTGTTCCATCTTCTAGAGTAATAACATAGTCATCATTATGTCTCATAGATGAAGCTACTGTATCAATAACTTTTTGTCCGCTTTTTGATGTGCGCCGGTTATAAGTTAGAGTTAATTTCAGCTTAAGATTAGCATCATCCAACCCACCGTGGTGGTGGGTTCGAAGGGGGGATTAGTTGTAATTTTGAGGAAGTTCCCATAATGCTTCTGTCTTTAGACGCAATTTTTTTTGATTTTCCTTGAGACTATTCTCAATTTCCTTTATTAGTTTATGTTGTTTTACTATTTGATCTTTAACCTCTTCAGGAGGATTCGGGATCTCAATATTCAAAAACATTTCATCAGGAATACTGCGTCGTCTCTCTACACTGCCTTGCATTTTACTTTTGTATATTTTTCTTAGAGAATTAGATCTCAAAATCAAATCCAAATATTCTACATTAACTTCTCGTTTTAATCTAAAGATTTTGTATGCTGGGCTTACGGCAGCAGCATCGTAATATTTTTGAAATCCTAGAACACCTTCATCTATAGGGAACCCCATTACAAGTTCATTTTTAAAAACCTTTTTATACCCAGAAATATCAGAACTTGCGACTCGTTTTTTAAATTTCTCATGCTGATCAATTAAGCCATGTTCCATAGTGATACTCATAATAGGTATATTTGTATCCTCTCCCACTTTGACTTTGCCAGACAAGGATAGGAGTTCTTTTAGTTTTATAGTTGGGAATTTTGATTTTATATGTGAATTACTATAGTGAGCATAATTATAAATATAATCATTGCTTCTGATTAATTCTGGATTAACTTTTAAGAAACCTAATTCATTATAATATTTATCAAAGTCGCTCTTATTTAAATCAGCAAAATCTAAATTTTTTAAATCATTTTCGTCAATTTTTCTACGGAAAGAATCTAAACTTAGGCCATCATTTGTCACATTGTAGTAAAAAACGTCAGAATTTGTTCTACCATTATGACAGTTGGTAAAGTAGAGTATATTGGTTTTAACTTTTGCATATGGCAGAAAAACTTCTTTTGGAAGTGAAACTACTGCTTTTAGTTGGGCGTTTTCAAATAAATACTTCCTTACTGGAGCTAAAGCGGCTTTAAAAAGAAAGCCTTCAGGTACTACTAATGCCATTCGCCCTCCTTTTTTTGTTGCTTTAAAGCAATGT